TTTCTTTAAATCCTATTATTAACCTTGATCAAATTTCTGCATCTGGAACAACTGTTGGTTCAACAATTACTGTTACTACAGAATTAGATCACTCTCTGCAGGTTGGAGCGACTGTGGTAATTTCAGGAGTTGTTACTTCTGGTTACAATGGAACATATGGTGTTAGTACAGTTACTGGAGAAAATACTTTTACAGTTATTGCTTCTGGGGCACTAGGATCTGCCACTGCAGTTATTACAAACATTCCTCGTGTTACAGTTAAGAACTGGCATGGCGCATCAGTTCGTGTTGGTCCATTTGATGATCAAAACGGATTGTTCTGGGAATATGATGGTCAAGAATTAGCAGTCGTTAAACGATCTGGAACATTCCAGCTGTCTGGATTCGTTTCAGTAACAGCAGGCTCCCAATCAGTTACGGGAACAAGTACTCGATTTACGCAACAATTAAAAGTTGGCGATAATATTATCATTCGTGGTATGACATATAAAATTGGTAGTATTGCCAGCGATACTGCATTGACAGTTAATCCAGAGTATCGTGGTGTTAGTAACTCATCTGGAATTAAAATTGCAGCTGTTATTGACCAAAGAATTCCACAATCCCAATTTAATACAGATAAGATAGATGGAACAGGCATCTCAGGATATAATATGAATCTTAACAAAATGCAAATGTTAGGTATTTCATTCTCTTGGTATGGTGCTGGTTTTATTGACTTTATGTGTCGTGGTCCAGATGGTAATATGATTCTTGTTCATCGTTTGAAACAAAATAACGTAAACGATGAAGCGTATATGCGAACAGGTAATACGGTAGTTCGATATCAAACAATTAATGAATCTGCCATTGGAAGATTAGACGAAGATCTAGATACAAGCGAAACTTCTATTGATTTAGTAGATGCGAGTCGTTTCCCATCTACTGGCGGTGTTGTGTTAATTGGAAATGAAGTTATTCCATATACTGGTAAAACGGGAAATACTTTAACTGGATGTACTCGTGGTGGAAGTTTCTCTATGTTTATTGGTGGATCAACTAAAACATTTAGTGGCGGTGCAGCTGCAACACATTCTAGAGGTAATGGATTTACATCAGCAACATTAATTAGTTGTACTGCAGCACCACAGTTAAATCACTGGGGTTCATCTTATATTATGGATGGTGGATTCGACACCGATCGTGGTTACTTCTTTAACTACGCAGCAGTTAATCAGTCATTTACTGCCAATCAGGCGAAGACAGTGTTCTTTTTAAGATTGGCTCCATCAGTATCAAATTCAATTTCTGGTAATTTGGGCGATAGAGATTTAATTAATAGATCTCAGTTATTGTTACAAAGACTTCAGATAACATCAACACAAAATGTACAAGTATATGGCATTTTAAATCCTGGAAATATTGATGCATCCTCACTAACTTGGACATCAGTTAATACTTTTGCACTTGGTTCACAACCATCGTTTGCGCAGATATCTACAAGTAATACTACTGCAGCGACTCCAGGCGAACAAAACTTTTCAACCCTTGCGCAGATTAATGGCTTCGCTGAAATTAATTTGACCGAGTTGAAGGAATTAACTAATGCTGCAATTGGTGGTTATTCTAACTATCCAGATGGTCCAGATGTGTTGGCAGTAGTTGTTAGAAACCTTTCAGGCTCTTCTGCCACATGTAATATTAACTTATTCTGGTCAGAAGCGCAAGCATAAATATATCGAAAGAGGAATTTTAAATGGCAACCCAAGTACAGTTTAGACGAGGAACTACTACCCAGAACAATGCGTTCACTGGAGCAATTGGTGAGATAACTTACGACACAGAAGTTAAAACACTAAGGCTCCATGATGGTAGCACACCTGGTGGTGGTGGAATCGTAACCGTAAATGCTGGAACCCAAACGCTTACAAATAAAACGCTATCTACCAACTCATCATGGCAGGGTAATACAGTTGGATTGTTGTATGGTGGTACTAATGCTAGTCTTACTGCCACTGCTGGAGCTGTTGTTTATTCAACTGCAGCTGCAATGGGATTAACTTCTGCTGGAACTTCTGGTCAAGTATTAATTTCTGCTGGTTCTTCTGCTCCTACTTGGCTTTCCCCAGGATCTTTAACTGTAGGAACTGCTGCTACAGCAACAACAGCTACTAACATCGCAGGTGGTTCTGCTGGTCAGTTGGTAATTCAACTTGACGCAAACCAAACTACATTTATTACTGCTGGTGCAGCTGGTACATTTTTACAATCAACTGGAGCTTCTACTCCGCCAACCTTCGCTGCTGGTAATATTACTATTGGTAACACCACTGTTTCATTCGGAGCTACCTCAACAACTCTTACTGGTTTAACAGCGATTGATTCTACTGTTGGCGCAACTTCTTTCTTTGCTACACCAACTTCCCCTGTAGCATTTGCTGGAGCAACTACTTTAACAATCGGTTATGGTAGCACAGCATCTTCTACAACTAATATTTCTACTGGTGCCGTAGGTTCTGGTAATACTAAAACAATTAACATTGGTACTGGCAGTGCTGCTGGATCAACTACTAATATTAATCTTGGCGATTCAGATGGTGGTACAGTTACAGTTAATAAAGACTTAGTTGTTTCTGGAAATTTAACTGTCAATGGAACTACAACAACAATCAATTCAACTACGCTTGATATTGATGACTTGAACATTACAGTTGCCAGTGGAGCTGCCAATGCTGCAGCTGCTAATGGCGCTGGTTTAACTGTTGATGGCGCATCCGCTACATTACTGTATATCTCAGCATCAGATTCTTGGCAAGTAAATAAACATTTAACTACTTCGCTGACTACGCAGAATGTATTCAATACAACTGCCACAACAGTAAATGCTTTTGGTGCTGCTACTTCACTATCAATCGGTGCTGCCACTGGAACTTTAACTTTAAACAATCCAACTATAACAGCAACAAACGCCAATGTAAGATTTAACTCTCTTGGTATTGGAACTGCTGGGTCTGGAACTACTGGTCAAATTAGAGCAACTGATACAATTACTGCATACTATTCTGATGATAGATTAAAAACTAAGACTGGGAATATTGAAAATGCATTAGAAAAAGTTATGTCTCTCAATGGGTTTCACTATCATGCGAATGAAACTGCAGTTGCGCTGGGATATAATGCTTCTAAACATGAAGTTGGTTTGTCAGCCCAACAAGTTCAAGCAGTTCTACCTCAAGTTGTTGTTCCAGCTCCAATCGATGAACAGTATTTAACTATTCAATACGAGCGTCTTATTCCACTATTAGTTGAAGCCATTAAAGAACAACAAAAACAAATTGATGAACTTAAACAAAAGTTAGGAAATTAATATGGCAGTTAATTCAAGAGCAACATTGTCAGAATATTGCCTAAGAGCATTGGGAGCTCCAGTGCTTGAGATAAATGTGGATGACGACCAGTTAGAAGATCGTATTGATGAAGCATTAGAAGTTTTTAGATTATACCACTATGATGGTATTGAAAAAATTTACTTAAAGCATAAAATTACTGCTTCAGAATTAAATATTACTGGATCGAATGCTGCTTCTTTTGCAGGTGCTTCTAAAATTACTGGAGCAACCTCTGGTGCTACGGCAACAGTTGAATCAGCCAAAGACAGTAACACTTTATATATTTCCAGAACTGTTGGAACTTTTGTTGCAAACGAAACCATATCTAACCCAGACGGAACTACTGCCACATTAACAGCTTCTAGTTTTTATATTGCTGGCGATATCGATAATGGTTGGATTCCAATTCCAGATTTAGTCTATGGTGTGTCAAGAGTTTTACCACTCTATCAAGGAACATCTTCTTCTCGTTCTATTTTCGATCTACAATATCAGCTTAGATTAAACGATTTGTATGATTTGTCCAGCACCTCATTAATTTACTACACTACAGTAATGAGCCATTTGGCTACACTAGATTTAATATTAAATGGTAAACCAATCTATCGTTTCAATCGTTTAATGGATAAACTATACATAGATGTTGATTGGAAATCAATTAATAAAATAAACATCGGCGACTACTTTGTTGTTGAAGCATATCGAGCATTAGATCCAACAGAGTTTGTAAAAGTCTGGAACGAACCATGGCTTAAAAAATATACAACAGCTCTGTTTAAGAAACAGTGGGCGACAAATCTTAAAAAGTTTTCTGGATTACAACTCCCAGGTGGTGTAACTTTAGATGGTAATTCTTTATATAATGAAGCAATGCAGGAAATTATTGCACTAGAAGACGAAATTCAAAACAAGTCTGCTCCGTTAGACTTTTTCCTAGGATAGAATGTGGCTAGAAATGTATACTTCTCTCAAGGAACTGCCAACGAACAATATCTAATTGAAGATATTATCGTAGAATCACTGCAGGTATATGGGCAAGATTTTTATTATATTCCAAGAACCCTTGTAGCCAAAGATAATATTCTCGGCGAAGATCGCCTGTCAGAATTTAAACATGCTTACGGTATAGAAATGTACTTAGAAAATGTTGATGGGTTTGAAGGGCAGGGAGCATTTATTCAAAAGTTTGGTTTAATGATGGAACAATCAGCAACATTAACAGTTGCTCGTCGTCGCTGGGATCAACTTGTTGGAAGATTTAATCAGGCTCAATTACCAAATAGACCTTGCGAGGGAGATCTACTATACTTCCCTTTAACCAAAGGTTTATTTGAAATTAAGTTTGTGCAACATCAAAATCCTTTTTATCAGCTTGGTAAACTATATGTTTACAAATTACAAGTTGAACTCTTCCAGTATGCTTCTGAACATATTGATACTGGTCTGAAAGATATTGATGTGTTTGAAACACTCAAATCCTATGATACTAGTTATCCAAGAAATGCTACTGGTTCTGTTACTTCCGTGACGATGACTCGAGCAGGAACAGGATATACAAATACCCCAACTGTTACATTAACTGGTGGCGGTGGAACTCAAGCGTTTTCTCCAGCTGTTTTAACACCAACAGTTACCAGTGGTGTAGTTTCTTTACTCATTACAAATGTTGGTACTGGATATGATTCTGCTCCAACAGTAACAATCGGAACTCAGTGGGTTGCCAATGGAACAGTAAGCACAAATGCTCAAGTCTTTTATTCAAATAGATTATATACAGCTGTAATCGGTGGAACATTTAGTTCTACTGCGCCAGCACATACAACAGGATCGCAAGTTAATGGATCTGCCACCTTGTCATACGCTGGTGTGTCAGCTGCTGCAACAGTTAGCATTGAACCAAATCCAGATTTGCCACAATCATATGGCGATAATATTAAATTTAAAAATGAAGCCAGCGATTTAGTATTTGATACAAACAACCCATTCGGGGAAATCCAGTAATGTTAAATATTCCTCCATTTTACCACGGACTTACTCGAAAAGTTATTGTTGCTTTTGGTAGTATGTTTAGCAACATTAAAATTGAAAGAGCAGATAATGATGGTGTTGTTCAACAAACAGTTATTGTCCCACTAGCATATGCTCCAAAAGAAAAATGGTTAGTTCGTGTTGAACAAGATCCAACATTAGAGAGAAACACTTATACTATTTTACCTAGAATGTCTTTTGAAATTACAGGAATGAACTACGATCCAATCCGTAAAGTAAATCGTATGTCTCAAGTTTCTTGTTATAAAGCAAATGGAGCAAATCCAGCTACAATGAAACAGATGTACTCGCCTGTTCCATACAATATTGATATCTCACTTTATATTTTAACTAAAACTCAAGAAGATGCTCTACAGATTGTTGAGCAAATTTTGCCATATTTCACTCCAGAATTTACATTAAGCATTAATGCTATTCCTGATATGAGTGTCGCACTAGATATTCCTATAATCTTAAACAATGTTGCCGTTCAAGATGACTACGATGGAGATTTTCAGACTCGTAGATTTGTAACTTATACTTTAAACTTCACATTGAAAGCAAACTTCTTCGGTCCAGTCGGCGAACAAGGTCCAATTAAAACTGTTTATATTGACAAACTTTCACAACCTGGAAGAAAATACACAGCAGCAGGTGATTTTGAAACTGGGACTATTACGGAAACTTGGCAAGACGCATTCTAAATGGCTCAAATATATAATGCAAATCCAAATTTAAAAGCAATCGGTGTTCCTGTTGAGTTTACTCCTGAACAGGTTCAAGAATACATCAAGTGTAAAACTGATTACATTTACTTCATCGAAACTTATTGTCAGATTGTTACGCTAGATAAAGGTCTACAACCTTTTAAATTATACGAGTGCCAAAAAAGAAAATTAAATATAATCCATGAGAATCGTAAAGTTATTCTTATGGAAGGTCGTCAGCAAGGTAAAACAACTACATCTGCTGCATATATTCTTTGGTATACAATATTTCAAGATGCTAAAAATGTGGCGATTCTGGCAAACAAAGCAACTGCTGCCAGAGAAGTTCTTGCTCGATACCAAACTATGTATGAAGGATTGCCAATCTGGCTTCAACAAGGTGTTAAGTCTTGGAACAAAGGTGATATCGAATTAGAAAATGGTTCTAAGGTATTTACTTCGGCTACTTCTACATCAGGTATTCGTGGTAAATCTGTAAACTTACTTTATGTTGACGAAGCTGCGATTATTCCAAATACTGTTGCTGAACAGTTTTTTACTTCTGTTTATCCAACTATTTCTGCTGGTGAAACAACAAAGATTCTACTAAGTTCTACTCCTCTTGGATACAATCATTTCTGGAAGTTCTGGAATGATGCCGAGAATAAACGAAATGGATTTGTAAATTGTTTCATTCCATACTGGGAAATCCCAGGTCGAGATGAGCGATGGGCTGAAGAACAAAGATCTATTCTTGGAGATCTAAAATACAACCAAGAGGTTCTTTGTAAGTTTTTAGGTTCTGCCTTAACATTAGTAAATGCCGATACGATTGGTAGAATGTCTCCATCATATCCAATATATCAGAGAGATGGATTGGATGTATTTGAAGAACCAGTTTATGAAGTCGATACTGAAAAGATGGACAAGTTTGGGAAACCAATACTAAAACCACCCCATTCTTATTGTATTATTGTTGATACGGCGAAGGGTGTTGGTGGTGATTACTCAGCATTTTCGGTTATCGATATTACCGAAGCTCCCTACAAACAGGTTGCCAAATATCGTAAAAATGATATATCGCCCTTGTTGTATCCAAATGTAATCTTTAAGGTGGCCAAAGAATACAATATGGCGTATATTCTAGTAGAGATAAATAGTAGCGAGCAGGTTGCTTCTATTCTGCACCAAGAATTAGAATATGAAAACATCTTATTTGTAAATAGATCTACCACTGGTCAAACTGTTTCAGGTGGATTTGGTGGTGGTCGTGCACAATTGGGTGTTTTGACAGATAGAAAAGTAAAACGAATTGGTTGTATGAACTTAAAGACTCTGGTGGAAGAGCAGAAATTGTTAATTCCAGATGCAGATACTATTTCAGAGATTACAACTTTTATTGAATCTAGAGGGTCTTATGCTGCAGACGATGGATACACTGACGATTTAGTTATGACTCTAGTTCTTTTTGGTTGGCTAACAACCCAACCATATTTTAAAGACTTGAATGATATAAACATGAGGGAACTAATTTATAAGTCCCGCATTAAGATGATTGAAGATGAACTAACCCCATTTGGGTTTATTAGCGATGGACAAGGTTCGGAAGAACCAGTTCTGCACAACTTTTAAAAAGTTGATTTTACTAAATAATCTAGTGAATGCTCAAACTCAAATGGCACAAACAAATAACATGTACATGTAACAAGGAGAATTACAATGCCTTTTCAACTTAGTCCAGGTGTTGCAGTCGTAGAAAAAGACTTTTCATCAATCGTTCCAGCAGTTAGTTCTTCTGTTGGTGCTTTTGCAGGTTCTTTTGCTTGGGGTCCAGTATTGCAACCAGTCACAGTTTCTTCGGAAAATGTTTTGGTTCAGCAATTCGGTAAACCTAACGACTCCAACTTCGCTTCATTTTTTTCAGCAGCAAACTTTTTATCATATGCTAATAATCTGTTGCTCGTTCGTGCAGATTCTACCAATGGTAAAAATGCTGTTTCTACACCAACAGGTGGATTAGCAACTGTAACAGTTGGAACTGCAGGTTCTGGTTATAGTTCTACTGCTGCTGCCCCTGCCGTAACAGTAAGTGCTCCAGATGAAGCTGGTGGTACTCAAGCTGTTGTAACAGTTACACTTTCTGGCGGTGCTATTACTGCTATTGCTGTAACTAGTGGCGGATCTGGTTACTCAGCTGCTCCAAATATTAACATTTCTGCACCTAGTGGCGGATCTGGAGCAACCTTTACTGTAAACATGATCGGTACTGCTCCAAACCAATCTATTGATACAATTACTGTTGTTGGTGGTGGTACAGGATACAAAGGTACTGTTACTGCTACAGTTAGTGCAGGAAATGCTACTCTTGGTGCAGTTACTATTGCTTCTTCAAGCATTGCTTCTGCAACAATTGTTACTGCTGGTACTGGTTATTCTACTGCTCCAACAATTACTGTAGCAGCTCCTCCATCAGGAGTTACTGCTTTATTGAATAGAACTGTTGCTACTGCTGGAGTAAAAATTAGAAACTCTGAGCACTATCTAGCATCATTCTCATCAGGAGCTGCTGTTACTGGAGAATTTGCTGCTAAATTCCCAGGCACTCTTGGAAATTCATTAAAAGTTTCTTATGCTGACTCAACAACTTTTGCAGCTTGGACATATAAACTTGAATTTGATGCTGCTCCAGGAACTTCTTCCTATGCTGCCAGTGTTGGTGGTTCTGATGATGAAATGCATATTATCATTATTGACGAAGATGGCGAGTGGACTGGTACACCAGGAGCTGTGCTAGAAAAATATGCATTCGTTTCTAAAGCTGGCGATGGTAAAAAGCCAGATGGAACAAACAATCACTATAAAGATGTAATCAACGCAAACTCAGATTATATTTGGTGGACTGATTATCCTGCTAGTTCTGACTGGGGAACAAGCGCATCGAGCAATACATTTACAGCATTGGTTTCTGCTGTATCATTAAGTTTAGCTGGTGGTGTTGACGATTATTCAATGACTGCTGGTCAACAACAAGCTGCGTATAATCTTTTTGCTAATGCTGAACTCTATGATGTAAGTTTAATTATCGCTGGTAAAGCAAATGCTGCGACTGCTAAGATTATCGCTGATCTGGCACAAACTCGTGCTGATTGCGTTGCATTTATTTCTCCGCAAGATAATACTACTGGTGATGTTATTGTCGGTAACTCTTCAACTGAGACTGATGCTATCGTAACATTCCGTAATGCAGTCAATGTAATCCATTCTTATGCTGTTATTGATTCTGGTTACAAATATCAATACGATCGCTATAATGACAAGTATCGTTATGTCCCATTAAATGCTGATGTGGCAGGTTTGTGTGCTCGTACTGATTACACCAACGACCCATGGTATTCCCCAGGTGGATATAATCGTGGTCAGATTAAGAATGTTGTTCGCTTGGCTCACAATCCAGACAAAACAAATCGCGACACGCTTTACAAAGCTGGCGTTAATCCAGTTGTTTCATTCCCAGGTCAAGGAATTGTCCTGTTCGGCGATAAAACAATGCAGACTAAACCAAGTGCTTTCGATCGCATCAATGTCCGTCGTCTGTTTATTACTCTCGAAAAAGCAATTGCAACTGCTGCTAAGTTTCAGTTGTTTGAATTCAACGATGGATTTACTCGTGCGCAGTTCAAGAACTTAGTCGAGCCATTCCTCCGTGATGTCCAAGGTCGTCGTGGTATTATTGATTTCCGTGTTAAGTGCGACGATACTAATAACACTGGCGATGTTATTGACCGCAATGAATTCATTGCTGATATCTTTATCAAGCCAAATCGCTCTATTAACTTTATTACTCTGAACTTTGTTGCTGCTCGCTCTTCTGCGAACTTCACAGAGATCGGTGGTTAATGACTAAATAGAGAAAAAGGAGATAACAAATGGCAAATATTGCTGATTTTAAAGCCCAATTGATTGGTGGCGGTGCTCGTCCTAATCAATTCCGAGTGGACTTAACATTCCCTAATTATGTAACGCTAGGTGCAATTGCTGGTTTGCAAGGTCAATTCCTCTGTAAAGCAACCACATTACCAACTTCCCTATTAGAGAATATTGGTATTCAATATCGTGGTCGTCAAATTAATTTTGCTGGCGAGCGTACATTCGAACAGTGGCAAATTACTGTGTATAATGATACAACTTTCAATATTAGAAATGCTTTTGAAGTCTGGTCAAACGGAATTCAAAACAACTCTTCAACTTTAGGTCGTGTAAATCCTCGCGATTATCAAGTTGATTTGTCAGTTAATCAATTAGATCGCAATGGTTCTACTGTTAAAAACTATTTGTTCCGTGATGCATATCCAGTGGCCATTGGTCCAGTTGGATTGGATTATGAAACAACTAACCAAATTGAAACATTTGATGTGACATTCCAATACAATTACTGGACTTCGAACACTTCTACTGAAGGTGCTGCCTTTGGCGTTAATGCTACAGTCAATACTCCAGTTGGTTCGTTCCCACTCCCACTCTAATCCAATTAGGATTGGGGTAGGATTTTAACTTGAGGTTATATAATGGCTGAATTATTCGGTTTTGAAATAAGTCGTAAAAAGGCAAAAGAGCTACCTTCAGTGGTAGCTCCGATTGCTGATGATGGATCAACGGTAACCAGTTCGGTTAATGCTGGTGCATATTATTCTCTAGTCGTTGACTTAGAGGGTATTGTTAAAAATGAAAACGATCTTATTCGCAGATATCGAGAAGTCGCTCAGTATCCAGATTGTGATACAGCGATCGACGACATTGTGAATGAGGCAATTGTTGTAGAAGAAGATAGCGAAGCAGTCAAGTTAGTTACTGACGATGTAAATGTTTCAGATAATATTAAAAAGAAAATTCGTGAAGAGTTTGATGAAGTATTAAACTTACTCAAATTTAGCGATAAAGGTCACGATATTTTTAGACAGTGGTATATTGATGGAAGATTAAATTACCACATTTTAATTGATGAAAAGAATCCAAGAAACGGGATTCAAGAATTAAGACCAATTGATCCTCGCAAGATTCGTAGGATCAAAAATGTCAAGAAGGAAAAGAATCCTAAAGGTGTTGAAGTTGTTGTGTCGGTTGACGAATACTATATCTACAACGACAAAGGAATTACAGAACAAACAACTCAGGGTGTTAGATTAACTCTAGACTCTGTATTATATTGTGGTTCTGGTATGGTTGATTTAAATACTGGTATGATGTTATCATATTTGCATAAAGCAATTAAACCAGTGAATCAATTAAAAATGATTGAGGACGCTGTAGTAATTTATCGAATCAGCCGTGCTCCTGAGCGCAGAATATTTTATGTTGATGTGGGTAATCTGCCAAAAATAAAAGCAGAGCAATATGTTAATGATTTGATGAATCGTTATAAGAATAAAATTGTTTACGATGCGAATACAGGTGAAGTAAGAGATGATCGTAAACATTTGTCTATGCTTGAAGATTTTTGGATGCCACGAAGAGAAGGTGGTAAAGGTACAGAGATTACTACACTTCCAGGTGGTCAAAATCTTGGTGATATCCAAGATATCCAATATTTCCAAACTAAATTATATCAAGCATTAAATGTACCAACAAGTAGATTACAGTCTGATACTGGATTTACTCTTGGTCGTTCGACAGAAATTAGTCGCGATGAATTAAAGTTTCAGAAATATATTGCAAGATTGCGTAAGAAGTTTAGTGGTTTGTTTAATGATGCATTAAAGATTCAATTAATTGCCAAAGGTGTTATCAACGAAGCTGACTGGGATCTTATTAAGAAAGATATCCGTTACGACTTTATGAAAGATAATGCTTTCGCTGAGTTAAAAGATTCAGAATTATTGACTCAAAGATTGCAAGCATTACAAATGATTGAGCCATATATTGGTAAGTTTTATTCAGTTGATTGGGTTAAGAAAAATGTTCTTCGTATGTCAGAAGAACAGATTGAAGACATTGAAGACCAGATTGAAGTTGAAGGTAATTATCAAATGTCTAATGCTCAACAACAAGGTGCTATGATGGGTATGCAACAAGTTGCCCAACA